TAGCGATATGGAGCACGGACAGGAAGTTGGAACGCCTGTCTCAGAAGATAGAGTCATCGAAGCGTTCGCTAGCGACGTCGACGTGGTGCTCAAAGACTGCACCATACTATACCCCGATTTCGAAACACTGCCCGAAGAAGTCCAATTGATCATTGCGAACATGATGTTTAATATGGGCCGACCACGACTGTCTAAGTTCAAAGGCATGAAAGCGGGTGTTGATGGCCGTGATTGGCATAAGGCCGCGGTTGAAATGGTTGATAGCGCTTGGTATCGTCAGGTGACTAATCGTGCTGATCGGCTTGTAAAAAGAATGCAGCAAATACGTGATTAGCATTACTGACGAAGCACAAAAGTATTTAGAAAAAGTAGGACAGCCAAACGTCTATCTTGGCGTACAAGGTGGTGGCTGTTCTGGCTTTACTTATGTGTGGGACGTTACTGATAAGGAACCAACAGTCGGAAATCTAGTAGTTGATGAGATGGCTGAAATGTTTGTTATTGGTTGTACTGTTGATTATGTCTCTGAACTTGGTGGATCTTATCTTAAAGTGATAAACCCAAACGCAACAGCATCATGTGGATGCGGCGAATCATTTGCGGTATAGCTCACTTTTTTGTTTACAAACCGGTTGTAACGTGATATAATTATCTCTGAAGGTTGGAGGTAATATGTCTTTTTATACTAATGTCTGCCGTTACGGCAATACTGTTCTATACCGTGGCTACAATGCTCACGGCAAGCGCATCTATAAGCGTGATACTGATTTCAAGCCAGTATTCTATACAGAAAGCAAAGCACATAGCGAATGGCGATCACTTGATGGTCGGCAGATTGCGCCTATTGAAATGGATAATATGCGCGAGGCTAAGAACTGGCTTGACTCTAATAGGGATGTTGCAGGTCGTAAGATCTTTGGCAACCACAAATATCTACAACAATATATCACACAACGTTTTCCACGTGACATAGAGTTTCGTCGTGAATTCATTGATGTTGGTACATTCGATATTGAAACAGAATATGATGATGGCTTTCCAGAACCAGCTGAAGCATCACAAAGAATTCTTTCGATTACTTACAAGTCAAGTAAATCGAAACTATATCATGTCTGGGGTTATGGCGATTTCAAAACTGAGAACTCTCTCATCCAACCCGTTCGCTATTATCGTTGTCGCGATGAAGCTAGTCTCCTTACTAAATTCATAGAGTTCTGGTCCGACGAAGATAAGACTCCAGACGTGATCACTGGTTGGAATATTCGTTTCTTTGATGTTCCATATCTAATTAATCGTACAGCAAAAGTATTATCAATCGACGCATGCAAAGCATTCTCGCCATGGCGTATGGTTGACCATCGTGAGATTACTCGCCGTGGTAAACAACAAGTTGCATACGATATTAAAGGTATTGAGCAACTAGATTATCTTGAGCTATTCCAGAAGTTTGGTTATTCGTATGGCGCGCAAGAATCATATGCGTTGAACCATATTGCCTATGTTGTACTTGGTGAACGTAAGCTTTCGTTCGAAGAAGCTGGTAACCTCAAGAATCTGTACAAACAAGACTTTCAAAAGTACATTGACTATAATATGAAAGATGTTGAGCTGGTTGATCGCATCGAAGAAAAGATGGGATTGATTACGTTGGCTATGACTATGGCTTATCGTGGTGGTGTCAACTATTCTGAAACGTTTGGCGTTACTTCGATATGGGAATCTATTATCTATCGTAAGCTATTATCTGAAAAGCGCGCATCTCCAGTCTTTGCTGGTGATTCTATCAAAGCTAAGTTTGCCGGTGGTTATGTTAAAGAACCACATGTCGGCGCGCATGACTGGGTAGTATCGTTCGATCTGAACTCGCTATATCCAAACATTATTGTCCAGTGGAATATGAGTCCTGAAACTCTAGTATCTGCTGGCGAGACAAGTGGTGTTGACTATTATATGGATGCATCTCCATATAACGGTGAACATTGTCTTGCGGCTAACGGTAGCACATATCGTAAAGACGTTGATGGTGTAATTCCAAATATTATTATTGACTACTATTCTGATCGTAAATCGATCAAGAAACAAATGCTTATGGCTGAAAGTTCTTATCAAAAAGAAAAGACAGTCGCTCTGGAAAAAGAGATCAACAAACTTAATAATCAGCAAATGGCTATTAAGATCCTGATGAACTCTTTGTATGGCGCTCTCGGCAATCAATACTTCAAATACTTCGACCTTCGCCTTGCCGAGGGCGTCACACTTACTGGCCAGTTAGCAATCCAATGGGCTGAACGTACAGTCAACGAATATATGAACAAGATAATGGAAACCAATGATGTTGATTATGTTATCGCTATTGATACCGATAGCCTTTATGTTAATTTTGGCAGTATGATCGAAAAGTTCACACCTAAAGATCCAGTCAAATTTCTTGATCTGGTGTGCAAAGACAAGATTGAACCAGTTATTGCTAAATCATATGATAAGCTATTCAACAATATGAAGTGCCATAAGCCCCGTATGGAAATGGGTAGAGAAGTTATTGCTGATCGTGGTATATGGACAGCTAAAAAGCGATACATACTTAACGTGCACAATAGTGAAGGTGTTCAATATGCGGAACCAAAACTCAAAATCATGGGTATCGAGGCTATCAAGTCGTCGACGCCTGAGGTTTGTCGGGATAAGTTCAAGGAGATATTCAAGATCCTTGTCTCAGGCGGAGAAGCCGAAGCTCAAGCTTATATCCGAGACTTCAAGGCTGAGTTCAAAAGTCTACCGCCAGAGAAGATCGCCTTTCCGCGGTCGGTCAGCAACATCACCGACTGGTCAGATCGCAAAACGGTATACAAAAAGAGTTGTCCGATCCATGTGCGTGGGTCGTTACTCTTCAACAAATACGTAAAAGAAAACAAGCTAACAAAGAAGTATGAGCTGGTTACTAACGGCACACGTATCAAGTTTTGTTATCTCAAAATGCCTAATCCAATACATGAAAACGTTATGGCATTCCCTGAAGTTATTCCAGAAGAGTTTAAACTGACACCCTATATAGATTACGATCGGCAGTTTGAAAAAACATATGTTGAGCCACTTAAATTAATCCTTGATGCTATTGGTTGGTCGCCTGAACCAAGAGCAAGTTTAGATGAGTTCTTTGGATGATATTAAAAGTTACAGAAGTAGAACATTACACTGATACTCTTTTTCGCATTCGCACAGATAGACCAGCTTCGTTTAGATTTTCAGCTGGCGAATTCGTAATGATTAACTTAGAAGGAACACCTAAAAGAGCGTACAGTTTAACGTCAGGTCCCTATGACGAATATCTTGAGTTCTATAGCATAAAGGTACCTGATGGAGCTTTGACAAAAGAACTACAACATATTAAAGTTGGTGATGATATTGAAATGAGTGAGCGTACTTCTGGTACACTTACTCTGGCTAATATTGAACTAGGTGGTAACTTATGGATGTTTGCTACTGGCACTGGGATTGCTCCGTTTATAAGCTTGTTACGAGATCCTGCAACATATGATTATTTTGACAGTGTGACAGTTGTTTGGAGTGTACGTACAGAACCAGAGCTAGATGCGTATCAAGACTTTATTAAAGAAATGCCTGTGCGTTTTATACCTGTGATCACGCAGGCAGGTAACACATGGCGAGGCTTAGACACTCGCATAACAAACTTGCTAGATTGGAAATGTGTGTTAGTAGACCGTGATCCTGCTTTAAACAAAGTAATGATTTGCGGCAGCCTAGGCTTCAACAACGACGTTAAAACGCGCCTCACTAGTTGGGGATGGAGCGAAGGCAATAAGAAAAGTGCAGGTACGTTCTTGCAAGAAAAAGCATTTGTTGGATAAAAAGGTTTACATTGCTGTGAAAACGTGTTATAATATACTAAATGAATGGAGTAAGGTATGAGTACTAATTGGGTAAAAGATATTGAAGACATGCACCGCAAGTTTGGTGTACATGATTGGGTTGACAATCAAATAAAAGAAGGCAACAGCGAAAAGCTTCAAGAGTTCTTACAATTCAGGATGCGTTTCTTGTATGAAGAACTTAATGAGATGGACATAGCAGTTACCGAAAGAAATCCAGAAGAAATTGTGGATGCTCTTAT